GCAGCGCAAGTGATGATCGGGGCGTTGCGTGCGTTGGGCCGTGTCGAACCTGTTGATGAGGCGTTGGTTGAGACGGTCGTGGCGTTGGCGTTGGCCGTGGATATGGCGCCAGATAATGCGTCACTGTGGCGCGAGTACCGCAGCTCTTTGGTGGAGTTGCGCAATGTTGGAGGAACGAATGAGCAAGGCAACGAAATTGAAAAACTCATCGAGGCGCTCAGAGGCGGCCCCGAAGTACGCGACACCCCGCCGCCCAAACCGCGCAACGCTCGGCCCCGAAGTGGGAAGGCTGATGGCGCAGTGCGGAACGCCGCCGATGCCGTGGCAACAGATGGTGCTCGACGTCGGGTTGGAGGTAAACCCTGAGACGGGGTTGCCCGCATACCGTGAGGTGATCTGCACGCTGATGCGCCAGAACGGAAAATCGAGTCTCACCGCAGGCGTTATGGCGCATCGAGCGACGTTGTGGCAACCGCAACCTCAGCGCATTGCGTATTCGGCGCAGGATGGAAGCGCAGCTCGTAAGAAATTGATCGAGGATGTGGCCGCTGGTTGGCAGCGGTCGCCGGTGGTCGGCAGGTTGATTGACAAGGTGTTGCGTGGTGTGGGGTATGAGGGTGTCATTTTTGCGACGGGTTCCCGTATCGATGTGATTGGTTCGTCGGAGTCCGCTGGTCACGGTCGCACTTTGGACCTGGCGATTATTGATGAGAGTTTCGCTGATTCTGATTTCCGTCGTGAGTCGGCAATTTCGCCTGCGATGGCGACACGTCGTGATGCGCAGGTTTGGAATGTGTCGACGGCGGGCACTGATGCGTCGGTGTTTTTGCGTCGCAAGATTGATGCGGGGCGTAGTGCGGTGATGGCCGACACGGGCGGCGGTGTCGCATTTTTTGAGTGGGCCGTCGGACCTGATGACGATATTTCTGACCCTGAGGTGTGGTGGGCCAATATGCCCGCCCTCGGTTTCACCATCGGTGAGGACACGGTGCGTCATGCTAAGGCGTCGATGTCTGATGGTGAGTTCCGGCGTGGGTTTTGTAACCAGTGGACTGTTGCGACTGAGCGTGTGATCCCTGCGGGGGTGTGGGATGTGGCGAACCGTGTTGATGTTGCACCGTCTGGTTCAATGTGGTTCGGTTTGGATGTGAACCCTGAACGGTCAGCTGCGTGCCTGGCGGTGTGTGGTGATGGGTCGCCGACGACTGCTGAGGTGATTGAGCATCGCCCTAGTGTGGGGTGGGTTGTTGATCGTGTCGCTGATGTGTTGTCGAGGTGGCCTAGTTGTTCGGTTGTTGTTGATGCTCGTGGGCCTGCTGGTTCATTGGTTCCTGATTTGAAACGTGCGGGTGTTCGTGTTGTTGAGTTACCGCCGACTGAGGTGCAGCATGCGTGCGCATCATTTTTTGATGATCTGGCTGATGGTCGGTTGAGTATTCGTCGCCATGCGGGGTTGGATGTGGCAACATTGGCAGCGACTAGGCAAACTGTCGGTGATTCGTGGCGTTGGGCGCGTCGTGATGGTTCCGACATCACACCTCTAATGGCGGTTACGTTGGCCACATGGTCGGCAACTCGCCGTCAGAATGTGGCACCGTTGCCTCGTATTGTTGACCCGTGGAGCAAAGAATATGCGTGAAATGTTGACAACTGCGATGGAGATTTGTGGTGGCGTTTTGGTTTGTGTAGGTATTGGTTTGGTGTTTGTGCCTGCTGGCATCGTTTTCGCTGGTGTTGGTCTGATTTTGACAGGATGGCTGGTCTCTAGATGAGCATTATTTCGAGGCGTGAACGACGCGAGTTCTACCCATTGCAAAACACAGGGTTTGGTTCGGTCACGAACTGGTCAGGTGAACCTGTCAATGAGTCGACTGCGTTGCAGGTCTCGGCAGTGATGGCGTGTGTTGGTTTGATCGCTGACAGTGTTGCGTCGTTGCCGTTGCGTTCGACTCGTCGAGTCGGTGATCGCAATGTGCCAATGGATGTGCCAGCGTTGTTCCTTGATCCGTCGTCAACTGTGACGTCGTATGAGTTGATCCATCAGACGATCACGAGTTTGGCGTTGCATGGAAACTCGTACATTTATGTGGACCGCAGCTCGAATGGCACGCCGATTGCGTTGACGCCGTTGGCGCCGTCAAATGTGAATGTGGTGTCGTTGAATATGCAGACCCGCAGCTACACCGTCGCTGGTGAACCTGTTCCGGCTGACAATATGTTGCATATTCGCTGGTGGGCGCCACCGCAGGCCGTGGTCGGTTTGTCTCCTATTGAGGAACAGAAAACGACAATCGGTTTGGCGTTGGCGATGGAAAGGCATATGGCACAGTTCTATGCCGACGGCGGTACGCCGTCGAGTGTTATCGAAACCGATAACGAGATGACAGCGCAACAGGCGAAGGTTTTGCGTGAGACCTGGTTCGACCAACATAACCGTCGGCGTCGACCTGCCGTTCTCACTGGTGGCATGAAATGGCGACCAGTCACCGCTAGTGCTGCAGATATGGAGTTGAACGCGTCTCGTGAGCAGCAGGTGTTGCAGATCGCCCGCATTTTCCGTGTGCCGTCGTATTTGATCGGCGCTAAGGGCGACTCACAAACATACGCCAATGCTGAGATGGCTGGTCAGCATTTCGTGACGTACACATTGATGCCGTGGTTGCGTCGCCTTGAGGATGCGTTCTCTAGTTTGTTAGCACCACCAGATTTTGTGCGTTTTGATGTTGATGCGTTCCTACGTGCCGACACACTCAGCCGTTTGAAGGCGTATCAGTTGGCCGTCGCCACAGGTATTCGAACACCGAACGAATGTCGTGTCACTGAAGGGTTCGAACCGTATGAAGGCGGCGACGATTTTGTCATGGCGTTGCCTGGCGCACCGATGGCTGGTCCTGGTGTTGATCCACCGCCGATGGGTGTTGACGCGGAGCCGCCGAAATAATGGCCTCCTACACACCGACAGCTGCCATGCGTGATGAGGCGCAGCAGGGTTTGGATTGGCGCCAGGAGTTCGGGCGTGGTGGCACTGCCGTCGGTGTCGCCCGTGCCAGGGACATCATCAATGGTGATCTGTCATTTGACACTGTGAAACGCATGTCATCGTATTTCGCACGACATCTGGTTGACAAGGATGCCGAAGGTTTCCGTGCTGGTGAGGAAGGGTACCCATCAGCGGGTCGTGTTGCGTGGGCGTTGTGGGGCGGCGACGCAGGGCGCGCATGGTCGTTGGCAATAATTTCAGAAAACAAAACATCCGAAAAGGAAACAAACAACATGAACCTCAACGAATTAGAAACCCGTGATGGTGAATTAGCCGACCTCGGTTTCACACCACGCCAGGTGATGCAGTACGAAAACGACGAAAAAGTAGTCGAACTTTTCGGCTCGTACACGCAAGATTCGAGTGCTGATGGTGCGCACTACATGGCGCAGTCACCGTTCGTCGCTGAAGGTTTGGTGTGCAGCTCATGTGTGTTCTATGACGGGGCACGCGCCTGCGAAATCGTTGAGGGTGACATCGCACCGGAAGGTATCTGCAAAAAGTGGATTATTCCCGACCGCCTCATAGCTGCTGATACCGTTGCACCAGATATGGAATCCGACGAAACATCAGAAATCGCTGTCAGATATGGTGCGCTAGAAATCCAGCACCGCAAGGTACAGGGCCGTGACGTCGAATTCCGTACTGTTTCGTTCGGGAACATTGAGGTGCGTTCCGATATGCAAGGGCAGCCAATGCGGTTCCGTGGATATGCGGCCGTGTTCAACTCGCCATCAGAACCATTGCCATTCACCGAAACGATCCGACCTGGCGCATTCAAACGATCACTGAACGCAGGTCGTGAAGTTCGCATGTTTGTCAACCACAACACTGACCTCGTTCTCGGTTCAACTCGATCTGGCACCATCACTGTCACTGAGGATCAGCGTGGTCTACTCGTCGAAGGTGAACTACCAGACACCACCTATGCGCGCGACCTCTCAGCGTTGATGCAACGTGGAGATGTTCACGGCATGTCTTTTGGTTTCAGTGTTCCCCGTGGCGGTGACATCTGGTCAGAGAATGGTGCACAACGCATGCTGACTGAAGTTATTCTGCACGAGGTTTCTGTTGTTACTGGTTTCCCCGCATACCCTGAAACAACTGGTGCGACTGTACGCAACACAGAAACCGAAACACATATCGACGAAACACCAGTGGGCACAGTGCCCGTTTCGGTGGCTCGTAGAATGAGTGACCTTTACGCCAAAAAAGCGTGAACACCTCAGATCGGAACATCAGATCGGACCAGCATGACTGGCACCACCTCAGAATGTCACCACCTGAACCCCCAAAAACATCAACCCCCCAAACAGAAATGGAACAAAAACCATGAGCGAATACATCGCAAATTTATCTGACGAACGGGCTAAGGCATGGGAACAGGCCAAAGCACTTCTCGATGTGGCAACCGCTGAAAAGCGCGACCTGTCCGCTGAGGAATCACAAACGTTCGACCGCATCAACGCTGACCTCGACATCAAAGATGCTCGAATCAAGTCAATCATCGACGCAGAAACCCGTGATCGTGACATTCAAGAATCACGTGCCCGCCTCGGTGTTCCCGCAAATCTCGGTGGCGCAGCCGCTGAAGTTGACCAGGATGATGTGACGGTTCGTCGCCTTTTGTCAGGTGAACAGCGCACCGCAAAGTTCGAAAAGCGTGCTATCACTAAGTCAAGCGCAACAATGGTGCCGTCGTCAGTTTACGACCGCATCGTTGAGCATCTCGTGCAGGCCAACGTTGTTCGCCAGTATTCAACCGTTTTGACCACCGCATCTGGTGAGGCATTGGCGATCCCGAAGTCGACCGCATTCAGCACCGCCAGCATCGTTGGCGAAGCTGCACAAGCGAGCGCATCGGACCCGACTCTCGGCACCGCAACCCTCAACGCGTACAAGTACGTTGTGCTCGTTCAGATGTCAAACGAACTCGCACAAGACGCCACTGTCGATGTCGCAGGTTTCCTAGCACGCCAGGCTGGTTTGGCCATCGGTGTCGCAACTCGTGGACATATGACCACGGGCGACGGATCGAGCAAGCCCTACGGTATCGTCACCAACGCCACCACCGGCGTCACTGGTGCCGCAGCCGTCTCGGGTGCGTTCACAGCCGACAACCTCATTGACCTGAACTACTCGGTGTCAAGCACCTACAAGGCGCAACCAGGCGTGGCATGGATGATGAACTCATCCTCAATGGCTGCCGCACGCAAATTGAAAGACACCACCAACCAGTACCTGTTCGCACCAGGTCTCAATGGTGTTGCTGACACGTTGCTCGGTTTCCCCGTTCACATCAACGACTCGATGGCCTCCACTGCGGTTGCCGCTAAATCAGTCTTGTTCGGTCACTTGCCGTCGTATTTCGTTCGTGAAGTCAACGGCATTGAAGTTGCCGTGTCAGACGACTTTGCGTTCGACTACTCGGTGCGCACGTTCCGTGTGAGCCTCCGCACTGACGGTGTTCTGGTCGATCAGACTGGTGCCGTGAAGTGTTTCGTCGGTGGCGCTGTCTCCTGATAGCCCTGCCATGTTGGTCACCGTCACCGTGTCTCTGATGCGGTGACGGTGAACCACCACCCCATATCCGAACATTTTCTCGCAAAGGTTGCAGCATGAAAATCAGAATGCTCATAGAAATTTCAGGCACTATTGATGGTCAGCAATGGCCCGCCATTGGTGGCACCATTGAAGTCGCCGACCATGTTGGTGCAGACATGATCGCCAACAGGTTCGCTGAAGTTGACGGGACAGTCGAAACTGCCGCCGTGAACCCTGTGAAAGAAACCGCCGCTAAACCAGCCGCCAAAACTCGCAAGGCATAACAAATGCCAATCACGACTGCACAAATAGAAGTCGGCACGACGCGTGTTCTGTTACATCAAACAGACGCTGACGGCTGCCATCTATCTATCCATGCAGACGTCGGCGCAGGCAGCCACATTCATATCGGCGATGCCACAGTGACAACAGCCAACGGTTATGAATTAGACGGTCACCAAATGTTTCAAATCTCAATGCCGCCAACAACCGCAATCTATGCCGTACAGGACAGCGGTACGGCTACAGTCTCAATCATGGTGACGAACTGATGGCTATCACGAACGGGTACTGCACCCTGGCAGAACTGAAAGCCGCCGCACGCATCACCGACAACGTTGACGACGCACTCCTAGAACGAGCAGTCGAAGCAGCCTCACGACGCATCGACGGCGAATGCTCACGCCGTTTCTACGTTGACGCCACAACCAGCGCCCGCACCTATGCAGCAAACCGGAACGCTTTTGTGTTCGT